CCCAGCCAATGTTGTTTATAGCTATACTGAAGACCCACATTTTAAAGATTGTTTTTACTGGGGAGAAATTAAAACTATACCTATTGGTGAAGTTATAAAAATAAATCCTGATTTAAATCAAGAGGATTTAGAAGAAATATCTAAATATAGTCAAGCATGGTATCAATATTATAATGTTGCAGCCATGTATGAAAACTCTATGTTTTATAGAGATACCTGTACTTTATTATATTTTAATTATAAAACCACTAATAGTTTTGTATACAAGAAAAAACAAACAGCAGATGGAAACTATAAAGTAGTTCCTAAAACAGATGAATTTAATCCTCCAGAAGAAATGATGGAAGAGGGTAATTTTGAAAAAGTAGAAAAAAGAATTGATGTTTGGTATGATGGGGTAATGGTAATGGGAACTAATCTTTTAATTAAATGGGAGTTAGCTAAAAATATGGTAAGGCCACAGTCGGCAAGTCAATATGCTATGCCTAATTATGTGGCTGTAGCTCCACGAATGTATAAAGGAAATATAGAGTCTTTAGTAAGACGTATGATTCCGTTTACTGATTTAATTCAAATGACTCACATGAAGTTGCAACAAGTAATACAAAAAGTTGTACCAGATGGAGTTTTTATAGATGCTGATGGATTAAATGAAGTAGATTTAGGAACAGGAAATTCTTATGATCCTGCTGATGCTTTAAGATTATATTTTCAAACTGGTAGTGTTGTAGGAAGAAGTTATACTCAAGATGGTGAGTTTAATAATGCAAGAGTACCAATCCAACAGCTGACTACTAACAGTGGTTCAAACAAAATGCAAATGCTTATTGGAAACTATAATCATTATATGAATATGATTAGGCAAGTAACCGGATTAAATGAAGCAAGAGACGGAAGCACACCTGATCCAAACTCTTTGGTAGGCGTTCAAAAATTAGCAGCATTAAATTCTAATACAGCAACCAGACATATATTAGATAGTAGCCTATATTTAACTCAAACTTTAGCTGAGGCTTTATCAATACGAACAGCAGATGTTTTAGAATATTCAGATTTTTCAGATGAATTTGCAATGCAGATAGGTAAATATAATATGGGTATACTGGATGATATTAAAAATTTATATTTATATGATTTTGGAATATTTGTAGAGGTAGCTCCTGACGAAGAAGAAAAAGCCAGACTGGAAGCAAACATTCAAATGGCCTTATCTAAAGGAGGTATTGATTTAGAAGATGCTATTGATATTAGAGAAATAAAAAATATTAAAATGGCCAATCAACTTTTAAAAGTTAAAAGAAAACAAAAGGCTCAAAAAGATATGGAAAGAAAAGCTCAAGAGATGCAAATGCAACAACAGAACAATATGCAGTCTCAACAAGCTGCTGCTCAAATTGCAATGGCTAAAATACAAGCAGAAGGCCAAACACAAATGCAAGTCAAACAGGCAGAGATTGGCTTTGAAATAGAAAAAATGAAAAATGAGGCTGCATTAAAAGAACAATTAATGAATACAGAATTTCAATTTGCTGTGCAGTTAAAAGGAGCAGAAGAATCTCAGATAAATAAAAGAGAGAAAAATAGAGAGGAGGCTAAAAACAAAAGAATTAGCCAACAGTCCTCAGAACAATCAAGATTAATAGATCAGCGTAAAAATAATTTACCACCTATAAATTTTGAATCTAACGAAGATAGTTTAGATGGTTTTGACATGGCTGAGTTTAACCCAAGATAGCTAAATCTTGAGGCTAAATAATTATTAACTTTGTAAAAATTAAATTAAATAAAATGGAAAATATTAAAGTACGAGAACTTACTGACGTAGTTGAAAAATCTAAAGCCCAAATAGAACAGGAATTATTAGAAAAACACGAAGAAAAGTTTGAACAAAAAACGGAATCTACTGATGAAAAAGTAGAAATAAAAGATGAACAACAAGCTCCTGTAGAAGAAACAGTAGAGGAAAAACCTACGGAGGTTGAAGAAAAAACTCCAGCGCCAGAGTTAAATGACGCAGACGTTCTTTCATATATTAAAAACAGATATGATAAAGATATAAATTCTGTTGATGACTTGTTTGCTCAAAAAGAAGTAAATGAGGATTTACCAGAAGATGTATCTGCATATTTTAAGTATAAAAAAGAAACAGGAAGAGGTATTGAAGACTTTTATAAATTACAAAAAGACTACGATACTATGGACGATGATCTTTTATTAGCTGATTTTTATGGCGCTACCGAAGAAGGTTTGGACGCTATAGATATTCAAGATTTGATGGACGATAAATTTTCTTATGATGAAGAGATAGACGAGCCAAGACAAATTAAGAAACT